TCACATTGCACTTATTATTTGTGTTGCTTTTGCATCTTCTTCTTTGTATGTTTCTTCAAGTAAATGTGAATAAAATTCAGTAGTAACTGATATATTTTTGTGTCCTAGTCTTTTCGAAATGTAATATATAGAAATGCCTTTGGCTAGTAAATATGAACAGTGAGTATGACGTAAAGCATGTGAAGTGATTTCTTTGATACCTAGATTGTTACAATATTTTTTTAAACGTTTGTTAACTGCATTGTTTGTTAGTTCACCAAAGATAGTACCGTCAATTGTTCTAGGTAATTGATCAATAGATTTAATGATATAATTCATATCTTTCGGACTAATAGACACATAACGTGGAGATGAATCAGTTTTATGTTCATCAATATATATTTCGCTTTTAATTTGATTGATATATTCACGCTTTAGATTTAACGCGCCACTTATACGACAACCAGTACAAATCATGATGAATAGTACGAGTGAAGATGCGTTGTCTTTAGTCATCAAATGCTGTTTTAACACTTCATAATCTTTTAGATTGATATACTTACTATCTTCACTTTTATTAGGGTTATTAGCCCTATAATTAACCTTAAAGGTAGGGTTCTTTGCAATAAGCCCTTCGTATACTGCATCGTCTAATGATGTTCTTATATAGCCATTTAATTTTCTTATAGACTCTTTAGAATGATTTTTTGAAAATTCATTAATAAAATCTTGATAGTGATACCTGGATAAATCTTTCAGCTTTTTCTTGCCAATGGGGTGGTTATTGATATGTTCTATAGCAGCAGCGTAAGACTTATATGTTTTAGGTGTTACAGTCGATTTCTTAAACGTTTCACACCACGTTTTAAAATAGTCATACAGCGTTAAATTAGGTTCATAATCAATGCCTTGCTTTAACTCATTTAACTTATCTAATCCAGCAGAATTAGCTTCTCTTTTTGTTCGAAAACCTTTTTGTCTATACCGTTTACCTTCATACTTAAATTCGTATTGCCATTTTTTACCGTCATAACATCGTGTTTGCATGTTATCCCTCCTCAAAAAAGGTAAAAAATAATAAGGGTAGGCGGACTACCCTAAAAATATAAAAAAAGAGTATGTTAAAATGTACTCTTTTTAATAGAGAGTTAGAATCAACTAAATTCATTTATTTGCATTATATTTATTAGAATTGTTACCAAAACTATTAAAATAATAAAATATAAAATTATATAGATTAATATAATTTTAATAGTTAACTTCTTTTCTTGAATTTTCACAATTACATAAAGTGAATGTAGGAAAGTGATGGTAATTATGAAAATAATGCCGAAAAGAAAATAAAACATAATTTTAAAAGTCCTTTCTAGCAATCAAAATAAGATTTAAGGATTAGTGTTTAGTTGTTTTATCCTCTATTTTATTATTATCTTTAAGTACATTGTCTGCATGACGGTCGCAAGCAGATAATGATAAAGTTGCCATCATAATAACTGCTATAATAAATTTAAATTTCACAATAAACACCACCATATCATAAAATTAGATATCCTAGAAATGAGATTATACTTACAGCTAAAAAAGCCAATGAAATTGTTCTACATGTGTGTTTATAAGTTATCCCTTCAGTTTGTGATAAAAAGAAACTGAAAATAAATAAAAAAATACTAATTAAAAATAAACCGATAATCACATAGATCAATGTATTCATCCCCTTAGATTAAGTTTATTTCATCTTGATCATATGCAGTAGCTAAATGTGAATTATATAATTATAAAAAAATAAAATTATATAGTATTATCACGATAATAGAGATAAAAACTATGGTTAATACCGTCCACATGGTATAAGCTCTTTTGGAAATTTGTTCGTTCGCTTTTATAAGTTTATAAATATTGATGATTAACAAAATAATATTTAACATTAGTAAAATTAGTAACAATTCAATAACGAATGTCATCATCTACGCCTCCTTTGGACTTACTGTCTTTTTTCATCAATTTCTCTGGCGTATTTTTGTAATTTTCTGCGTGTTTTTATAATACTTTCTTTTTTAGGACGTGACTTCCTAAAAACATTACCTCTGTTAGTTCTCACGGTATAATAAATTTTCCTCAGTTTAACTTGATAATTAATTATTTTCATTCTACATTTCTCCTTTGTTTAAATATTTATATTAAAGCGTCACTAGGTCGCTTATTAATCAAAAATTTGGTAGTTATAAATAACTTTTCCAATTACTTCAATTTCATCTATAGAATCTAAATCATAAGAATTAGTTTTGAACTCATCAGAATAGCTTACCGGGTCTAAATGTAACTTTGTTTCAGTACGTCTAACACGCTTTACCGTGTATTCTCCACCTAAACGAAGTACTAGAATGTCATTACTATTCAACTTATAGTCTTGATTCTTTCTATAATCATGTACGATTATGTATGATCCGTTTGCCAAGATTTTGTTCATGCTATCTCCATTTACTTGCAAAGCAATACATTCGCTAGGTTTACGACCATTGAATGCAAAATTTGGTGCTTTAACTGATTCATTGTCAATTGTCATTTCTTCAAAATTACCTGCAGAAACTTTGCCATAATAAGGAATATCAACTTCGCCATCAAAATCTGGTAGTGTTGATTCTTCTACTTCACCTAAAAGATATCCTTTTGAAACATGGAATAAGCTAGATATTTTTTCAATCATTCCCATTCTAGGTTCGTTTTTACCGTTTTCCCACATTCTTATTGTGCCTTCCGAAACATCTAATTTTTTAGCCATTTCAACTTTCGACAGTCTATTATCTAATCTAATTTCTTTGATGGAATTTTTGAAAGCCATTTTAATTACCTTCCTTATATATGATGTTTTTGACACTTTTTATTATACTATGAAAAATCGTAATTGCAACACTTAAAATACGATTTTAAAAAATAAAATTACTAATTTCGAAAAAATAATTACGAAAAAAACTTGCAATCGTATTTATAATTCGATATACTCTAATCAGAGCTTAACAAGGAGGTCAAAAAATGAATCACATCAAACAGAACCTAAAATTAGATGAATGGCGCAAAAGAAAAGGTTATACTCAATCAGCTTTTGCTAATAAATTAGGTATTTCACCATCAACATATAATTTTTGGGAAAACAATCCAGAAATGATTAAACCTAAAGATGCGTTTAAAATCGCTAATACTTTAGAAGTCTCAATCGATGAGATTATTTTTTTAAAAGACGAATCGTATTTTAAATACGTTTTAGTCGAAGAAAAAGAACACCAAACAACTTAAAGGAGGAAACCAAATGCAAGCATTACAAGAAATTCAAATTGAAAACAATACAGAATTAGGAGCAGTTGTTTCTAGTCGAGTAGTAGCGAATGAGTTAAATAGAACTCACAAAAATGTACTCAGAGGATTAGAGAAAATTTTAACCGGCTCAAATGTGAGCTCGTTAATCATTCCAAGCGAATATAAAGATTCTAAAGGAGAAAGTAGAAAAGAATACTTACTAACAAAAGACGGTTTCACTTTATACATGTTCAATATTCAAGGTCACAACGAATTCAAAATGACCTACATTAATAAATTTAATGAGATGGAGAACGCGATTCAAAGCAGATTACCTGGAACATATAAAGAGGCGTTATCACAACTACTTCAAACAGTAGAAGAAAAAGAGAAGTTAGAACTAGAAAATAACATGAACAAACAGAAAATAGCCGAATATGAACCTAAAGCATCTTATTTAGATACTATCTTGAATAATAAAAGTTTAGTCACTGTTGGACAAGTTGCAAAAGATTACGGTATGTCAGCTCAAGCATTAAACAAACTACTTCATGATTTAAAAGTTCAATACAAACAATCAGGACAATGGTTACTTTACTCAAATATTCAAGACAAAGGTTACACACATTCATCAACTACAGAAATTGAGCATAAAGATGGGAGTACATCAGTAAGAATGAATACCAAGTGGACACAAAAAGGACGTCTTTTCATCTATGAATTACTCAAAGATAACGACATCCTACCCACAATCGAACAAACAACTTAAAGGAGGCATAACAAATGCAAGAAAATTTATTAAGAATTAATCCAAATGAAATGTATTTAACAATTGATTATTTGTTAAAACAAATTCAAAAAAATCCAGACCCACAGTTGATTGAGGCAACTGCGAATCTGGTGGATGCGTATAGAAACGTCACTGATTAATTCGGAAAGAAATCAGTTCCAACGTTATTAGTTGTATTGATATTGAAATAAATGACTTTATTTAAATCAATAACTCTGTCCTTAGGTTCTAAAACGTGAATATAATCATTTCCAGTATGGTCGGTAGCCAATTTTCTGATTAATATTTTTTCATCATTTACTAATTTTAGAGTTAGAGAATCAATATTTTCAATATCTAAATAACTAGTAATTAAGTTTCGATTCATAATACGCACCTCCCTTCATAAAGGGATAACAACATTATACACGAAAGGAGTATCTAATATGACGCAAACTTTAACTGTATCTGTACCCATACCCGACACACACGTGCTTGTCGCTAAAGATGAATACGATGAGTTAATAAATTACTCACTAGATCCAGTTTGGGACTTAAAAGAATTGAAACGCAAATTAAAAATGTCATCTGACGACACTATTAAAGATAGATTATTATTCAATCCTAAATTTGAGAAATTACTTAAAAAACAAGGTATCGCACATTATCCAGATGAGAGTTTAAATCGTTGGAGATTCAACGCTAGAAAGATGAATAAGTTCATAGAAGAACATTTCGAAGAAATACATGGAAAGGGGAGATAAACATGAACAAACTACAACTCATTAAAATAGCACTCCTAACAGCACTTTTGGTAGAGGAAGTTAGGAATGCTAAGAGTGGAACTAAAAGAGCTAAAAATAAAGATTTAGAGAAACTAGGTGTATTCTAAAATTCTTCGTTTATTTTTTGAATCGTTTCCTTGTGCAAGAATCCGTATGGGAAATCGTCAAATTTCACAACTAGATATTCGTCATTGCTATCTAAAATCGTGTTTATATTATCAGATAATTCATCAATAGATTTATCAGTTTTGACTAACCAACATGATTCTAAAACTTTAATAGCGATTGGAAGACGTTTTAAAAAATGGATTATTAAATCATATCTTTGGCCTTCTTTATTTAGGTCATAAGAAACAACGTACTTATTCATTCTGTTTCACCACCCACTATCGCAGTAGCGATAAAAGGATTATATCACGAAAATTTATTTAGAAAGTAGGTCTACCAATGAACAAATCATTCTTAATCGCACTACTCACATGGTTCACATTTTCACTAGCACTTACATTTGCAGGTATCTACTTCACAACTGCATTAGGTATCGCAATGTTAATCAGTATCGCAGCATTTGTATTTTTCGAATATGAATTTTTTCAAATAAAAAAGACTGAATGCTAACGGCCATTAGCAGACAGTCAAAACATCCAATCACGAAATACAACTACTCATAATATATCACGGAGGTACAAATGAAACAACATAAATTTAAACGAATGGCACATGATTTGATGGATTTGATACCAAACAATCGTTTTCAAGTTGACTATAAATACGATGTTATTTGGTTCTCACATTACCATACAAACGGTGTGAGCGTGCTTCAAATAGACAACACAATTCATTCAGAAGGTGAAATGCTAACCAATTTTGAACTAGCTAAAAAAGTAATCAAAGGAGAGTGTTTGATAGATGAGTAACATTTACCAAATTAACGATAAATTCTTATCAGTTTTAAACATGGCTGATGAAGATGTTGATCCACAGGTTATACAGGACACGTTGGATTCAATCGAATTAGAACTAAATGAAAAAGTAGATAACATTGTAGGACTTAAACGCAGTGTTGATTCAGATGTGGACGCTATTGATAAAGAACTTAAACGTCTACAAGAGTTAAAAAAATCAAAAGTGAAATTTTCAGACCGTTTGAAAGGTTATCTTTCAGACATGTTAGAACAACGACAGTTAGATAACTACAGAACATCTAAGAATTACATTTACAAACGTAAAAATGGTGCAAGTAAAAATGTAATAGATGAATCTAAAATACCTAAAGAATATTGGGTATCTCAAGCACCTAGACTAAATTCTAAAATGCTCACTGATGACTTAAAAGCAGGCAAAGAAATACCAGGAGCTCAACTTAAACAAACAGTTAGTTTGGTGGTGAAGTAGATGGCTGAAAAAAACAATGAACAAATTGATATCTTTAAAGAATTAGGTATTGAACAAATCAATGAAAATACTCAAAAGTATTATTCGATTATGGCATACGGTAAATCAGGAACTGGCAAAACGACTTTAGCCACTAGAGAAAACAATGCTTTTATTATAGATGTTCATGAAGATGGGACTAGAGTTACCAAAAAAGGATTTGTTAAGAAAGTTGATACTTATAATTCTTTTAGAAAAATAGTAGCTAATATAGACAAAATAATCGAAGGAGCAAGAAACAGAGGCGTACCAGTAGATGTAGTTGTGATTGAAACTGCACAAAAATTAAGAGATATAACATTAGCCCATGTATTACAAATAAATGCTGTGCCTAAAGCTAGAATTCAAGATTATGGAGAAACGTCGAAACTCATTGTTAATTCAATTAGACATTTATTAAAACTAAAAGATAAATTGGGTTTCCACGTTGTTATAACAGGACATGAAGGGCTTAATTCAGAAGATAAAGACGAAAACGGAAATATTATAAATCCTAGAATATCAATCGAAGTACAAGCTGCAATACACAATAATTTAGTAACGCAATTTGACATTATAGGTCATACGTTTATAGAAGATCACACCGATGAAGATGGTAATTCAACACATGATTATGTTTTTTCGGTTGAGCCATCTAATTTATATACAACGAAAGTCAGACACAATCCAGAAATAACAATAAACAACCCAAACATTAAGAATGCTTCGATTTCAAAAATTGTAGATATGGCACAAAACGGAAATTAAAAATTATAAATAAAAAGGACGGTAATCAATTATGAAAATTTCAGGACAAGCTCAATATATTAAAGAAACAAATCAAGAAAAGTTCTATAACGGTACAACAGGTTTTCAAGCTGGAGAATTCACAGTAAAAGTTAAAAATATTGAATTTAATGATAGAGAGAATAGATATTTTACAATCGTATTCGAAAATGATGAAGGTAAACAATACAAACACAATCAATTTGTTCCACCTTACAAATATGATTTCCAAGAAAAACAATTGATAGAACTACTAACTAGATTAGGCATTAAATTAAATCTTCCAAGTTTAGACTTTGATACTAACGAATTAATTGGAAAACCATGTCATTTAGTTTTGAAATGGAAATTCAATAAAGATGAAGGTAAATATTTCACTGATTTTTCATTTATTAAACCTTACAAAAATGGAGAAGGAATAATTAATAAACCGATCCCTAAAACCGAAAAGCAAAAAGCTGAAGAGAAAAGCAATTCACAACAAACGCCAATGACAAGCCAAGATAACCCGTTTGGTAACAATGACCCATTAGGTTATGAAGATGATTTAGCATTCTAGGATGTGATTAAATGCAACGCATTACAAGATACCAGAAAGATAACGACGGTACATACTCCGTCGTTGCCACTGGTGTTGAACTAGAGCAAAGTCATATAGATTTATTAGATAACGGTTACTCACTTAATGCAGAAGTGGAAGTGCCGGATAACAAAAGATTGTCTATTGAACAACGTAAAAAGATTTTTGCTATGTGCAGAGATATTGAAATGCATTGGGGAGAACCAGTGGAATCACTAAGAAAAAGGTTTCAAGCAGAACTTGAAATAATGAACGGTTATGAAGAAATAAGTTTACGAGATTGTTCTATGAAAGTAGCTAGAGAATTAATTGAATTGATTATCGCATTCATGTTTCATCATCAAATACCTATGAGAATGGAAACGAGTAAATTAATGAGTGGAGACCAGGCGATGTTGTATTGGGCAACTGTTAATCGTAATTGTGTGATATGTAGCACTCCAGGTAGTGACTTAGCTCATTACGAGGCAGTTGGTAGAGGTATGAACAGGAATAAGATGAATCACTACGACAAGCATGTACTAGCTTTATGTAGACGCCATCATTCAGAACAACATGCGATTGGTGTTAAATCGTTTGATGAAAAATACCACTTACAAAACAGTTGGATCAAAGTTGATGAGCGTCTTAATGCAATGTTGAGAGGAGTAAAAAATGATAGATAGATTCGATGTAGGAGAACGTATAAATGAACGAAGAACTCGATTAGGAATGACACAAAAAGAGTTAGCTATTAAAACTAACACAACTAAATCAACAGTTCAAAAATGGGAGTCTGGTGTGCATTTGCCTAAAAAAGAAACAATCCCCAAAATAGCCAAACATCTAAAATATAGCGAAGAATACCTTCTGTATGGAAGTGATAGCAATGAGTAAGTTATTAATAGACGATTACCCGATATTAGTTTTACCGAAGTTAGCTACTGAAATTGGATTAAATGAGGCTATTGTACTTCAACAGATTCACTACTGGTTAGGAAGTAGCAAACACATACATGACGGATTTAATTGGATATACAACAGCTATAAAGAATGGGAAGAACAATTCCCTTTTTGGAGCAATGTAACAATACGAAGAACGATCACAAGTTTAGAAAAACAAAACCTAATAATCACAAGCAATTACAATAAAGCGGGTTTCGACAAAACGAAGTGGTACACAATCAATTATTTAGAGCTTGAGGGTGTGAGCAAACGAGTTGCTCAAAATGAGCAAACGATGTGGTCAAAAAGAGCAAATGGAGTTGCTCAAAATGAGCAAACGATGTGGTCAAAAAGAGCAAATGGAGTTGCTCAAAATGAGCAAGTCGAACAGCTCAAAATGAGCAAACCAATACCAGAGACTACACAAGAGACTACTTCAGAGACTTCTACAAGAGATATATTGTCGGGTAACCCGACTGTTTCTCCGATTCCCTATAAAGAAATTATTGGTTATTTAAATGAAAAAGCAGGCAAACAATTTAAACATAATACCGGTAAAAGCAAAAGATGTATTGAAGCAAGATGGAATGAAGATTTTAGATTAGATGACTTTAAAAAGGTGATAGATATAAAAACATCAGAATGGTTAGGAACAAGCCAAGAAAAATATTTACGACCCGAAACATTATTTGGCACTAAATTTGAGGGATATCTCAATCAAGAAACTAATACACAACCTAACAATCCATACGCTAACGCATTTGAAAATGCACAGCCATTGGATATTGAAAACTTACCGTTTTAAAGGAGTGATGAGATGGAGGCTTTCCAGAACCTAGCTAAGCAAGCAGGTTTTAGAAATAAGATAGTTAAACAAGAATTCGGATTGCATTGTAAAGATTGTGGTCGTAAATATGACTACTACGAATTTGATAATGGGCAAGTGGTCAAAGATGGTTGTGACTGCGACATGATTGCACTAGCTAAACAATCAACTGAAAACTATCGCAAGAAACAACGTAAGGTAAAAGCAGAGAAGATATTTAAACAATCCATCATTAACGACAATTTAGCTCAAGTAACATTTGATAATTATGAACCAACATCAGAAAAGCTAAATTATGCTAAAGGTTTGTGTCAAAGGTATGCCCAAAACTTCACGTTAGACAATAAACAGTCTTTGCTCATACAAGGTTCATTTGGTACAGGTAAGTCACATCTATCTATGAGTATTGTTAAAGAAGTTAAAGCAAAAGGTTATACGGTACTTTATATGAACGTGCCTCAGCTTATTTCTACAATCAAGAATACCTACAACAACAGAAATGGCATGACTGAACAAGAATTAGCGCAAATCATTAGCGATGTTGATCTAATGGTGTTTGATGATTTTGGTATTAACATGAATGAATTTGCGACAAGTAAGATGTTCGAATTAGTTGAAAGTCGTGTAGGTAAACACAATATATTTACAACTAACTTAGATGAAAAAGAAATGACTAGAAATAAAGATATGCAACGTATATTTAGCAGAATCATGAGCAATACAACGCTAATCAAAATGGACGGTCAAGACTATAGGACGAGGGGGCTTAAATTTTGATTACATTACAAGAAATTAAACGAAATCTTGAGTGTTCCGATGTGTACGCACAGAAACTCATAGACGATGCACAGGGCGACGAAAAGAAGTTAGAAGATACTTACTATAGAAAACTTGCAGAACGTCGTATACGCCGTGCTATTGTCGAATATTAGGAGGTATGACATGGCTTTAAGAGATAAGTTTTATCTGTTCGATAGCAAAGGTAACAAAATGATCTCAGTTATTCCTAATAATAAAACTGGTTTGTACAGAGTGAGCGGTATTATCAAAACGTATTACGAAGGTAAGCGTTGGTATTTAACAAACGAAGAATTAGAAACGTTTATCGCTAACGAAAATTTAACTAAAGGTCATCAGACGAACCTATTTGAATATTTGTAGAGGTGGCATATGGAAATAGAAATTAAATTTAACGAGACGTATAAGGCACCTATCGGCTCGCCTCGTCCTCGATTTCGAAATGCTGGTAGATTTGTTCAAACATACATGCCGACGTCATATACAAAGCATAAAGCGTATATACAAGAGCAAATGCCGAAGTTATTAACAGACAAGAATTTGAAAGTGTCATTGTATTTTTACTTTGAACCACCTAAGAGTTGGTCCAAGAAACGAAAGTTAATTGCAATAGTCACATATAAGCGTACCAAACCAGATGTAGATAATTTGATTAAAACAGTATTAGATGCTGCAAATAATCATGTGTGGCAAGACGATAACCAAGTTGTGCATATAGACAGTTACAAGATGTATGCCGAAGAATCGAAAATTGTCATGGTCATAAAGGAAGTGGACTAATTGGAACACAGAGAAGAAACCATCGAAGTTGAAGCAAAACTAAAAGTGCGTGTGAAGTACCCTGTTTGGATTAATAACAGAATCACTACAGAAGAAGAACGCGAACGCATTTTAGATTTAATCGCAAAGAACCCAGAAAAAGAATTGATGCATGAAGATTTAGAACTGATTGAATTAGTAGAGGTGGAGTAAATGGTTAAACGGACATTAGAAACAATAGATGGCGTTGAATATGCATTGGTCGAAGTTAAAGGAAAGAAAGTCAAAATGCCTAACGAAGATATAAAAATTGCAGAAAAACACGGAGTTTCATACAGAATCATTCAGAGGAGACTATATAGAGGGTGGAGCGTTAAAGACGCAGTGTTACCTAAAATATTGTATACAAATTCCAAAGCAGAAGTTGAAGATGGCGTACTTTACAGAATTATCAAAGCAGGCGATAAAACCTATCGTATAAGCGATGAAGATTTAAAGAAAGCGGAGGACAATGGTGTAAGTAAAGATAGTTTAGTAAGTCGTTTAAGAAATGGTAACTACACACTAGAACAAGCTTTGACATATCCAAAAGGAAAAAGAACTATAGCAAAAAAATATGACATTGATGGTCGAAGAATGACTATGGAAGAAATATCAAAAGAAGGCTTTATATCTCTAGCAACAGTTAAATATAGAATCAAGCACGGTTATAAAGGGCTAGAAATTTTAAAAGGTAAGGAGAAAACAAATTGATTGAACAAATACCGAAGTTTAATAAAGGCGATGGTTTAAGTGCAAAACAGTTGTATGAGTTACAACAAGCAGAAATGAGACATGAAAGAGAATTGAAACGAAAGCGTCGAGAAGAAAGAATAGCACGTGCTAAACGATCATTAGAGATGTTGGAGAAAAACAGAGTTGATAGTAATTATTTCAGAAATTTAGAGAAAAACAATCTAATTACCAGAGTTAAAACCGACTCATACGGCAGAGTGCAAAGGGGATAGGCGAATGGAATTACATGAGTTAAATACAGGTGATGATATTTGGTTCAAATATCCAAACGCAACTAACTCATTTCCTGCAGTGGTGGAAGAACTCCATTACAACTTTAAAGGCGAACCATACCTAAAAGTAAGAGTAGGTAGCGAATTAGTAGTGATAGACGATAAATACGACATAGTAAAGGTGTAGATGACAATGACAATTATTAGTAATCAGAAAGTGGATATGATCAATAAACCGCCACATTACACATATGGTGACATTGAAATTATAGATTTCATCGAACAAGTAACAGCTCAGTACCCACCAGAATTAGCATTTGCAATCGGGTCGGCAATTAAATATATCGCTAGAGCAAATCATAAGAACGGTAAGGAAGATATCGACAAAGCGAGATGGTACTTACAACGCGTATTTGATAAGTGGGACACAAACAATGACAAATAGCACATACGACCTATCGTCAACGATCAACCAGAAATATAGATACAACACTAGAGGCAAGACACCTACACAGATTAACCGTGAATTACGTGAAAAAGGCGTGCAGGGCTTTGTAATTAAAGTAAGTAGCAATAAAGTCGTGATGAAAGTATTAGAAGAACACAAACAAAGTAATAGGGCGTGTATGAGATGAATAAGAAAGCATTCCTAAGCCAGTATTTTGGTACTAAGCGTTACTTGTACCAAGATGATAAGAAGGTGGCTCACGTGCATGTAGTAAACGGTGTGTATTACTTGCACGGTCATCACAAGACAAAGTGGTCGGGTATTAAGTTGACGTTTAACAGTGAGCAAGAGTTTATGAATTACATTCAGCAATACGAGTTGAGTTTAGAAGAAGATAAGCAACTAACATTATTTTAGGAGGTTGAGTAAATGACATATCCAACTAGAGAACAATTAGAAGAATATATTAGAAATAACAAACTAGATACAGATGAATCGTATCCACGCAGTGACTGGTGGAAGTTTAAACAACAAAGAGACGCTTATAAGAAGCAACGTGATGAACTAATCAAAGATATAGCTAAGTTGCGTGAGCATAATGCAGAGTTGGAACATGAAAACAAAGCATTGAGATTACAAGCGAATTCTTACTTTGATAAATGGGCAGAATCTATGGGAAAAACAAATGCGTTTGATGAGATTGTCAATGCTTTTGATGAAAGTGCTAATTCGTATGAGTTGGTTGCAAGAATAAAATTAGAGGTTTTGAAATATCAAAAATTGGAGCGTGAAGAGTGATGATAAAAAATGCTAAAGGTATTACTACAAAATACATTGAACAGTTTATAGACGATAGTGAATATTATGGTTATGAGGATTTGCATGAATTAGCAGCACAACTGGTTTTAAAAGATACACACAAAACTACTCCTACAGTTGAAATTGACGGAGATTCTTGGGGAGGACAAATATTTTGTAAATTCACTTCTAAAGTTGATGGAATACCTAATGTTGAAACAACAGACTTTTATGGTTCATGTTCGGTTTGTGACACATTAGAGGCAGTCTATGAACACGATAATATAAAAAATGATTTAGCAACTATGGTATTGCACATTATTCAATCAATGAGTGAACAATTGGAGAGTGAAGAGTGATGACGATTGAGACTAAACGTATTTATGAAATCACTAGAGATAAATTCCACGGGGTGTTTTCCAATCGTAAGTATGACATTTTGTGCGAATTTAGAGAAGAGCCTTTTGCAGTTATTGAATACGATAACAAATTAATAAAGGTGGAATTATATCAAGTTGAATTTATCGAGGAGGAACAAAATGACTAATCAATTAGGACAATTAAAATCAGATAACTTTGGAGCTTTAGATCAATTAGTAAAAGCAGTAGAACAATGGAGTATCGATAAAGGGTTGCACAATGGCAATCCAGACAGACAAGCTTTGAAATTTTATGAAGAGGCCGGAGAAGTTGGAGCAGCTTTATCACGTGGCAATATGGAGGCTTTAAAAGATGGTATAGGCGATACGGTAGTAACGTTAATCATATTAGCTCAACAACATGATATGAGTTTACAGGAGTGTTTACAGTTTGCGTATGACGAAATCAAAGGGAGAAAAGGAAAAACAATCAATGGAACATTTATCAAAGAATCAGACTTACAGTAATTCTAAACGTGTCGAATTCGAGGCGGTTAAAAATAAAGATATTCTAAATAGAGTAAAAGAGGTGCTGGGGAAGTGAATGACATAATTGTTTTACTGATAATCGGAATAGGGTTAGTCGCATTAGATTACTTTGTTGATAAGTATCTTTTTGGTAATGATGAACACGCTACTGTATACAAAATCGGACTTTTTATTATTTTAATATTGCTTGTAGGATTTTCTGTCGAGAAAGATATATTAGCAGTTTTAATAGCATTGCTATTCTTAATGATAATTAACAAATTTAAAATAATAGTGAAATTTATATAGGTAAGGAGTGAGTGGGAAGTGGCACAGTATCTAATCACAACATTCACTGATTCGTTAGGCATGCAACACAATCACGTTACGGAAGCGCGAGAGAATCAAACATTTGCGGTGGTTGAGGCAGAGAGTAAAGAGCAGGCAATGAAGAAATATGAGGAGGAAAGACATGACTAAATACACTTGTATAAAACCAGTTGGTATAAATGGCACGATAGGGTATTTGCCAGGTGATATTGTTGAAATTAAAAAGATGAAACATCCCATTATTTTAAAAAAGGGAGAAAAATGTTCATACAAAGAAGTTAAGTCCGGAGAATTGATGAGTAAAAAATATATCAAAGAAAACTTTAAACAAGGTGATTATCAAAACGAAATGATTAAACGCATTTCAAAACTAATATTCACGTTAGCCATGTATGAGTTAGGTAAGTACGTGACAGAACAATTATTAATTAAATATACATCTAACGATGATATAGAAGCGCCACAGGATTTTACGCAAGATGATCATATCCATTTAAACGCGGAGGTATCTGACTAATGTGGATAATCATATCAATACTATTAGGTGTTGTTTGTCTCATCTCTCTAGGTGTACAACACGAACAACGGAAAGAATTAGAAGAATATAAATATGCTAATGCTTACATGAACGATTACATTGTTAGATATATAGATGAGAAACGTAAGTAATGGAGGTAGTACTATGACATGTGGAGAGAACCTCAAAAGAATAAGAAAAGATATGAAACTTACTCAACAAGAGATGGGAAATAAAATGGGAATAAGCCAATCGTACTTGTCCGATATGGAGAATAGTAGGAAGTGTCCAAGTGTGAATACAGCATTGTTAACTGCAAAGAGATTGAAGATATCTGTAAATGAATTAGTTAACGATGATACAGATATGACTGATTGTAAGAAGTAATGGAGGTAGGCAATGAAGTTAAGTAAACTAGACCTCAAGAAGATAGAGGAGTATTGGGAGAATTATAATGAAATGAAAGGGCAATTGGCTTATAGGAGATATGAGCTACTATATCAACCACAAGACACTAATATTGGTGGGGGTAAAACAAATATAGTTAGTAGCCCTATAGAACGTGAGGTAGTCAAGCTACATGAAGATGACCTATATGCTAATCTGAGTAAGACAATATCTGCTATCGAAGATATATACAGATGTGCTACATATGAACAACAAGAGATAGTTAAGTTTAGATATTGGGATAAAGATTCTTTAACTTATGAATGGGAAGACATTGCTCATGAATTAACTAAACAAAGAGATGATGACAAAGTAATAAGTGTTTATTCAGTATTAAGATTGAGAAGAAAGTTAATGGAAGAAACAGCAAGAAGAATTGGATATATTCATTTCAAGTAAAATCGCAATTAGCTGTTTGTTTAATTGCGGAAAGAAAAGAAGTATATTGATATTATCAAATAGAATATAACAATGATTCTGTTAAACATAATCAAAGACAAAGAACATTCAACTAACAAAGTTGTTTGTTCTTTCTTTATATATGAAATGAGTTGATTCAATTGTCTTTCGTTGAACCAAAGATTCGAAAAGGAAATAAAACGATGACACAATGCGAGTATAAGGCACAAAGGGAACGTGATAGGCAACAGAGTGCTAAGCACTACAACGCACATACGAGGTATGGTAAGGATAGCAAGTTTATGGAATTTTATCACTCAAAAGAGTGGAGAAACAAACGTAAACAAGTCCTATTACGTGATAAATACTTGTGTCAATCGTGTTTGGCTAAAGGTATTGTGAATCCAGTGAAGAAAGGTCAACGTTTCTATGTCCATCATATTATCGAATTAAAAGATGATTGGGATAAACGATTAGACCTAGATAACTTACAGACGGTATGTTCTCAGTGCCATATAGAGAGTCATAGAGGGCAAGTAAGGAAAAGATAACAAATAGGTCACAAAATTAAAGGGAGGGGTTGAAACAACGGCTCACGTTATCAGACGGCGTGTAATCGCTCGATAACTTTTTTGTACCCAAATTCTAGAAACTAAAAATTTAAAATCGCTATTTGGAGGTGAGAACATGGCTAGACCACGTAAATTGAACGCTGCAAAAACAGGAAATCACAATAAAGAAGATTTAGAATATCAAGAACTTAAAGAAAATGGCTTATCTCAATTTAATAAGATTGATGTTAAGAGTGTTCCGTCTGATTTAACTAAAGAAGGTAAAAAAGAATGGAAACGTATCATTCCTTTACTCGAACAATTACCTATAGCAGAACTTGATTATGATCGTATCAAACGTTACTGCCAATTAGTATCACTTACAGATGAAGCGTATCGCCATATTATGCAACATGGCACAGTGAATGAAGAAGGTACAAAGCGAATACCTCAATACTTTACTTACATGGATGGCTTAAAAGAACTTAAATCAATCTGTGGGCAATTAGGAATGACGATTGACAGTCGAATGAAGTTAGTTGTCCCTACACCTGATGAACAAAAACAATCGGTTTACGATAAATTTGGTGTTGATGAAGATGACTAACGTAAAAATTAATAAAGAATATGAAAAACTGTTAGATATTCCTAATGAATATAAAGATGATGCTTACAAATACTGTGTCATGGTGCTATCTGGTACTTTTACCACTTGCAAAGATACGCAACTGGCTTGTATTCGTCATTTAAGAGATATTAAGCGAAGTATTGAAGATGATGACTTTAATTATGTATATAAACCGAAGCGTGCTAAGAAAGTAATCAAGTTTATTGAAGCTTTACCAGACACAAAAGGTAAGTTTCATAAATTAGCGATGTTTCAGAAGTTTATTATTTCAATGGTGCGTGGTTGGTTTGATGATAACGACTACTTAAGATTTAATAAAGCTTTTATCTCAATGGCTCGTAAGGGCGGTAAGTCACTTTTAGTCAGTGGTTTGGTACTGTATTCATTCTTATTCGACAGAGAACCAAGCGAAGGGCGACAAATCTTTTGTGCTGCGAATGATAAGAGACAAGCTAGTATTGTGTTCAATATGGTTGCTAAACAATTGATGTACTTTGTTTCTCAAGTGCCAGAACTTAAGAAAGATGTAAAAAAAGTACGTGAATTGCTTCAACACAATAAAGATGGTTCGTATGTTATGCCTCTCTCTCGTGATACTGGTGCCGTAGATGGTTTTGAACCGTTTTTGGCTGTTATTGATGAGTATCATGCTGCAAAAACGAATGAAATGCTCGAGTTGATACAATCTGGACAAGGTAACTTACTACAAAGTTTAATTTTCATCATTTCCACAGCAGGGTTTAACTTAAATGCACCGATGTACACAGATGAGTGGCCATATGCTAAAGAAATTTTGACGGGTAATTATCATGATGAACAATATTTCGCTATTATTTTCGAACAAGATAATGAGGAAGAATGGCAAGATAAGTCAATGTGGGCAAAAAGCAATCCGTTAATCAATGAAAGCGATGATTTAAAGGAACAAATCGAAGATTTCTTGCAAAAACGAGTTGATGAAGCAACTCAAAAAGGTACCATGTTCAGAGTTTTAGTTAAAAACTTTAATTATTGGATGCAAGCAAGCAAAGAATCTTACTTAGATTTCAATGATTGGAAGAAAAACGAAACTGAATTCGATATTAAAGGTACAAAAGCTTATGTAGGACTTGATTTATCACGTGCTGACGACTTAACTGCCGTATCGTTTATACACTTAGATGAAGTTAACAAAGAATATTACGTTACTAGTCATTCATTTGTGGGCACAAAAGGCGGATTACAAGCAAAAATTGAACGTGATCTTATTGATTATAGGCAAATGTCTCAACATGGCTATTGTACTTTAACCAATTTACAAAGTGGGATTATCAATAGTAATCAAGTACTCGACTACATAGAAAAATACATTATAGAAAACAACTTAGATGTACAAGCGATTTGTTATGACCCTCATGCCATTCACGGTTTCATTGCAGAAATCGAAAAACGTAATTGGCGTTATGAATTGATTGAAATCAGACAAGGTGCAATGACATTATCTAACCCAGTCATCGATTTTAGATTGAAGGTGATTGACGGACAGATTAAACATCATAAAAACCCACTTTTAGATATAGCAATTAAAAATGCAGTATCTAAAAACATTAATGATTCAGTCATGATTGAGAAAAAACTTAATCGCGAAAAGATTGATCCATTAATGAGTACAATATTTGCTTATGTCATTGCTAGTGAACACGAGTGGGATAAGAAACGAGCATTACCAATGTTTATATAGGGAGGTGCATCAAATGGAAGTAGTTAAAAACATCGTCGTATTATTATTAACTTTAATTGGTATAGCTTTAATCAGTTATGGTTTTAGCATTGCATGGAAACCATTAGGTTATATCGTCGGTGGTTTATTATTAACCGGCTTTGCATTGACCATTGACCAGCCTTTTCAGAGAGGAGGTGGAAATAATTAATGGGCGTATTTAATTTTAACGGTTTTAAACGAAGTAATAACATTAGTGTAGATAAAAATACTTTAAGAATGCTTACAGAAGTTAATGGTTTGGGTGATATGTCTTGGGCAGGTATTACATCGTTAAAAAATAGTGATGTATTTACAGCTATAGATATTATTGCTAAAGATATTGCCAGTACAAGTATTAAATTCAATGATACAGATAGCTATTTAGAAGATGATAAAAAGATTCTTAAGTTATTAAACAAGAGACCTAATCCATATCTTGACGCATGGCATTTTAAATACATCATTGTGGCTAATATGTTACTCAATGGTAATAGCTACATAGAGATTGTTAGAGATAAGAACAATACACCGATTGAACTTTACCACATGCAAAATAGCGCAGTATCAATTGAACAAGTTGATGACAAGATTAAATATAACTATATAGATGAAGTTGATGGTCATGTGCAATTAGATACTGAAGATGTATTACATTTTAGAATGTTTACATTAGATGGTTTTAATGGTTATAGTCCTCTGTTTGCATTAGCTAATGAAATTGGTATATCAATGGGTAGTAAAAAGTTCTTAGATGAATTCTTTAAAAATGGTGGTACTTCAACTGCAGTACTTAAGTATCAAGAAGGACGATATTCAGACGAAGAATTATCATTAATCAGACAAAACTTTGAGAAAAGTCAACTTAAGAATAACAATGGTTTAGTCATGCTTGATGACACGATGACATTTGAACGTTTGAAAGTGCCAACTGAAGTATTGAATTTTTTAAACAGTTATAAGTTCAGTACCCAACAAGTTGCTAAGGCTTTCGGATTACCGATATCTAAATTAGGCATTGAAACGGTTAATACATCACTTAAAGATTCAGGTATTGAGTATTATAGAAATACACTCTATCCAATCTTTTCAATGATGAATGCAGAAATAGAAGAAAAATTATTTGTTCAGTCTCCTTATGAAATTACGCTTGATTACGATGTTTCAAGATTAGTTGATAGTGACCCGCAAGTTAAATTAGAACGTGTAACGCAGTTATTCACTAAGAAAGTTATTACTTTAAACGAAGCTCGAGCGCAATTTGGTTTTGATCCAGTGGAAAACGGAGACAAACCAATGGCTGATTTGAACACAATCTTCTTAGAAGACTTATCAGCATATCAAGATAGTAAAGTTAAGAAGAATATTGATTCACTCAATAAAGGGGGTGAACCAAGTGGCGAATAGTCAAGTTGAAACCGGTCAACAAGAAATGGTTGTTGAAGGTTACGCAATTATCTTTGATACATTAAGCGACGACTTAGGAGGGTTTAAAGAAATTATAAGCCCGAATGCACTAAGTGAAGTAGATATTTCGGACGTTAAATGTTTAATCAATCATGACTTCAACCAAGTTATAGGCCGAACACAAGCAAGTACACTTGAATTATCTGTGGATAAAAAGGGATTGTACTTTAAATGTTATTTACCTAATACATCTTATGCTAAAGATATTTATGAAAATATTACAGCTGGCAATGTGAATCAGTGCAGTTTTTATTACACACTTCCTAACAACGATAACTCGGCGCGAACATGGTCTAAGATGAACGGTGAATATGTTCAAACGATTAACCGAATTGAAGATTTGATTGAAGTAAGTATTGTAACGATACCAGCATATCAAGACACTTCTGTTGCAGTAGGTCAAAGAGCTAAAGGGCTCGATAAGTTTAAAGATTTAGAAAAAACAAGTATAGAAATCGAATTAGAACGCTTACGTATTGATACGTAGGCTATTTTTTATGCCAAAAATAAAAAAGGAGTGAATTAAATGGCAACACTTGAAGAACAAGCGAAGTCAATTAATGATTTGATTGATCAAGCGCAAAAAGCAGTAAATGACGGCGACGTTGAAACTGCTCGTAAATTGAAAGAGGAAATTCAACAAGCAAAAGAAGCTTACAACGAACAAAAAGAAATCGTTGATTCTGTAAACGCAGAAGAAAAAGTTTCAAACGGCTCTGATGCACCAAAAGAAAAGACTGAAACAGAAGTTAAAAACGACAAGCCGGAAGCGGAACCCGAAAAAGATAAAGCACCGGCAGAAGAAGAACCGTCAGCAGAAAAAGAGGAATCAGTCGAAGAAAACGAAGCACCGGTTGAAGAAGAAAAACCGGTTGAAGAAGAAATCGAAGATAAAAAGAAATTAGGAGGCAAACGCTCTATGACAAGACAAATTTTAGGCGACAAACTTTCAGATGAAGTGAAAGGTTTCGTCGATTACATTAAAACGAAAGGTGCTAAACGTGACAATGTGAAGTCCGTTGATGCACAACCAATCATTCCGGAAGATATCAAATATCAACCAGAAGAATTACCAGAAACATTTGTAGATTTGAAGAAATTCGTTAACGTGCAAGCAGTTACTACTGCAGCAGGTTCGCATCCAATCTTAAACCCCGCTCAAGAAACAATGATCAGTGTGGAAGAATTAGAGAAAAACCCAGAATTAGCTAAACCAAAATTCACTGATGTTGATTACAAAGTAAAAACATATCGTGGACAAATTCCAGTATCTCAAGAATCATTAGATGATTCAGAGGCGAACTTAGCTCAAATCGTGGCTCAAAACAACGCACGTCAAGCGGTGAATACAACTAACAAAGCAATTGCAGACGTTATGAAATCATTCACAGCAGTTAACACTGCAAACTTAGATGATATTAAACAAATCATTAATGTTGAAATTGACCCTGCTTATAACTTATCTTTAGTAGTTTCGCAATCTTTCTATCAAGCATTAGATACATTGAAAGATAAAAACGGTCAATACTTATTAAAACAAGACATCACTAGCCCTTCAGGAACGGTATTATTTGGTCGTCCAGTATTTATCATTAAAGATGAATTACTTGGTAATAAAGGCGATAAAAATGCATTTATTGGTGACTTAAAATATGCAGTATTCTTTGCGGATAGAAAACAAGCATCTGTTAAATGGGTAGACAATGAAATTTACGGTCAAATCTTAGCAGCATTCATGCGTTTTGATGTTAAAAAAGGTGTTGATGAAGCAGGACGTTTCTTAACTTATACAGGAACTGCAGGAGATTTAGGCACAGGATCAGAGCCAACTGCATAATAGGAGGTATATAAATGGCTAAATTCAAAGTGTTAAAGCCTTACAAAGATTTAGAATTAGATAAAAACTTAAAAGAAAATGAAGAAGTTGAAATGACTGTCAAACGCTCAGAAGAAGTTGAAAAAACTTTATCTGATAATGGTTTTGATGGTCCTTTTTTAGAGCGAATTCAAGAAAAGAAAAAGTAGGTGATTAAATGCTTACTTTAGAATTAGAAGATGTGAAAGCAAGAATTCGAGTTGACCATGATTTTGACGATGATGAAATCGAGGGATTAATACAAGCGTCAGAACAACAAATACAAGGTGCAGTGAGTGGTTACGGACAAGCCGACCAATTTTATAAAGACAACAACTTGTATCGTTTAGCAGTAATTAACCAAGTCGGACATCATTATGAAAACAGATTAACAACAAGCCAATTCCAACGGCATAATGTTTCACAGTCCTCTTTAGCTCTAATTCAAACGTTAAGGGGGGCTTATGCTAGATGGAAATCGGACGCCTCAAACACAGAATAAAAATATTTAATCGCACAACAGAAATTAATGATGAAGGAACATACCAAACAATTACAAAGTTAGTTGCTACGCCTTTTTGTGAAGTATCCAAAACAACTATTAAAGAATTTAAAGAAATGGGATTAGACGCAAGGAGCGATACAATTAACTTTATCATTCGTTATCACCAACGTGTGGATATCGATTCAGGTATGATAGTTGAATTTAAAGGTAAGGAATATGAAATTAAATACATCGAAAGCGATTTTCAAGATATGGAACGTCTTATGTTGAAATGTGAGGTGGTTAATTAATGAGTAAACAACGTTATGATTCCGATAATGATATATCAGATAAATTAAGAAAACTGATGATTAATAGTGAAAAAGAAGCCAAACAGGCAGTAACAAAAGCTGCAAAAGTCTATGAAAGTAATATCGCTAGTAACACACCTGTTCATTCAAAACAAACACACTCAACACATGCTATTGAAGTGTTGAAGATATCTAATTTTCAACGCGATAGTTTAAATCCTACAAAAGAAGTTGGTTTCGATAAAGGTCGTAAACGAACTGATTCTGGTTGGTATATTCACTTTCCAGATATAGGAACAACTATCAATGGCACTGTGGGACAACCACCACAACACTTTATGAGACGTTCGCAAGAAATGAGTAAAGCGCCAATTTATGCTATTTATAAAGAAGCAGTTAGGAAGATGATGGACGTTGACTAAACACCCAATCGTAAGAATATACACGCTACTAAAAAATGACACAGAATTGGCGCAACGCTTACCGAACAAAATATTTAATTTTGATATTCCTGAAAATTACCAAAAAGCACAATACACACCTTTCATCAGAATTACAGAAATACTTATGACCAACACTTTATATAAAGATGGCGATAGCTCACACTATCGCTTTTTGTTTGCAGTTGAAACTTTCGGCACTGATGTCAACACTGTTTATTCAATTAGCGAACGAGTGAACGAAGTTATCAAAAGTCAAAATGGTCGTTGTTATAACCGAAGTTTATCGAAAGATGATGAACTTAAATTATTTAATCAAATGCTTGAATTTGAAATTATATTACCAATAAAGGAGCAATAAATTATGGATAAAAAAGTAGCAATTACATGTGAAGGTTTTAAAGCACGTAGACAAGATGGAAATGGTTTCAAACAAGGACAATTAACAGATATTCCAGGTTTACAAGAAATCGAATTAGAATTAGAGCAAGGTAACGAACCGGTTTATGCAGACGGAGTTAAAAAATTAAACTTATTCAGTGGTATTACTGGTGCAACATTATCTACAAACTTAATGGAATTAGATAAAACTGAGCGTACTGAATTCTTAGGTGTTAAAGTTGATAAAGGAATGGAGCTTTACACATCTGACTTAGTACCACCTTACTTATCAGTATCATGGAAATATCGTTGTAACGATGGATCATACATCTACTATGGTTTAACTCGTGGTAACTTTAATATTCCGAACACTAAATCTTCTACTATGGAAGATAAACCAGAACAACAAGACCAAATAGAAATGGAAGGTTCATTCGTACAACGTGATACAGACAAATTAGTATTTGCACGTATTCATAGTGCAGACCCTGATTTTGATGAAACTGCATTCTACAATGCAATTCACGGTGAAGGTGCAGTGACGACTGCTCAAGAACAACCACAAGCATAATTAATGATTTAAGGCGACTGTCAAAGGTCGCCTATTTTTGTATACAAAAATAATTTTAAAAAAGGAGCAACATAACTATGGCTAAAGTAATTTTAAAAATTGACGGTAAAAATAAAACATTTGTAAAAGACAAATTGAATTTAGGTGCTATGAAAGCACAAGCAGAATTTGAGCAACAATTACAAAGCAGTTTCGGAGTGATTGGAGAATTACAAACACTTTATCGTAAACATCGTGGCATTCTAATGAAAATTGAAAAAGTCGAAAGTAAAATCGCTGATACAGAAAGTGATGAAGAAGTAGAAAACTTATATCAAGAATTAGACGAATTAGAACAAACAGATGAATATAAAGAGTTTCTTAATAAATCAGAAGAATTACAAAAACAAGCACAAGAAGAAGCGGGAGAAGAAGATTTTGAACTTCACGATGAATTCGCTAATTTATTAGTTCGTGTATTCGATAATCAATTTACTGTAGATGAAGTATTCGACGGTTTAGAAGTGGAAAACTCATTATCAGAAACATACAGCAAAATCTTTGCAGGAAATGATGCGGGAAAGCCCAAGAAAAAAGCGACTACAACAAAAACAAAACAGCAGACGACGTAGTTCAAGATATTTATGAAGTATACCGTCATTTTATTGAAGAAGCACAATACAAGCCGCATGAGGTTGATGCCATTGTAATGGAAGATTTCAATAAATACTTTAATACGAAAAAACGTAAGCGTAAGGCTAGTAAGGTAGCAGAAGCAGGAGCGTTAAGCCCTGAACAAATGATGGCAATTCTATAAAAAGTAAGGAGGTGGGATAATGGCGAATTTTAATTTAGGGGCGGAGGTTTCGCTCGACGTTGACCCGTTGCAAGCCTCCAAACAAACCTTAGAACGTAATTTAAAAGATATAAATAAAAGTTTAAGAAGCCAACGTGCTGAATTCAAAAAGAATGAATTAAGTGCAGAACAATTAGCAGAACGTGAAAAATCTTTAGGGCGCGCAGTTAAATTGCAAGAAGGTCTGCTTGAAAGACGTAAAAAAGATTTACAAAGCGTTAGAGATGAAATGAGTAAGTCTAATGTAGTTACTGACGCGCAAAGAACCAAATTACAAAGTGCTTCACGTGCAGTACAACAAGCAGAAAATCAACTATCTAATTACAATAAAGAATTGAAAGAAACTGAAGTCGCTTATAAACAGTTCAATCGTTCTACTGATCAAGTAAAAAATAGTCTTGGAGAATTAAAGAATAGAGCTAAATCGAGTGAAATTGCATTTAAACAGTCAACACGTTCAGTGGATTCTTATAAAGACCATTTAACAACAATGAACTATACAATTAGTAAATCGAAAGGTAACATTGATTTACTAAAAAAGAACTTACGCGAAGTTTCAAACGCACACGGTTCTGCAAGTAGACAAGCCGATAAATTAAGAAACGACATTCTAAAAGAATCTATCGCTATGCAGATAGCACAAGGTCGAGCAGATGAATTGGCAGACGAATTGAAAGAAGTAGAAAGAGAACAGCGTAAAGTTGCATTAGCAGGAACAATGATGATTGCAGGCTTTACAGGTGCTCGTGCGTCTGTTGACCGAATTGCGACCACATTAAGAAGTTTCGGCGAACTTACTCAAGGTATTGTGGGCGAAATCATGGCCACACAATTTGCAAACTTAGTCCCTATTATGGGTTCTGTTGTAAGTGCAGGCGCTGGTATAGGTGGTATGCTTACGTCGTTAGCTGGTGGCGCAATCGGATTAGGTGGTGCCTTTGGTATTGGCATGGGTGCTATCAATGCGTTTGCAGGACAAGCCACATATGCACTAAAAAAATTAGAAGATGGCGAGTTAAGAGTAACAAATGAAGTAAGAAGTTATCAAAGCGCTTTAAATGGACTTAAAAGTAGTTGGGACAGGCTTATTGCTCAAAACCAATCTGCTATTTTTAATACATTAACAAATGGTATTAAAACAGCTAACTACGCATTAAGAACACTTAACCCATTTTTAACTACTACGGCTAGTCAGATTGAAAATATGAGTGGTCGTATGCATACGTGGGTCACTTCTTCACAAAACGCTCGTACTGCATTTAGCATCTTAAATAATCAAGGTACAAAAGCATTTGGCAATTTATTAAATGGTGCGTATCACTTTTTTGATGGTACAGTAGCCGTATTTAATAAGCTTAGTCCATTATTTGTGTGGGCATCAAAAGGCTTTGAAAATATGGGACTCTCATTTAGAAGATGGGCGAATAGTGTTGAAGGATCTAATGCAATTAATAGTTTTGTACAATACACAAAAACGAACTTACCTATTGTAGGTAGAATATTCGCTAACGTTTTCAGTGGTTTATTCAACCTATTTGGTGCATTCGCTGGTCATTCCCACAATGTATTGTTAGGAATTGAAAGTGTAACGGAAGGTTTTAGACAATGGAGTGCACAACTAAAAAAATCTGACGGATTCCAACAATTTATTAATTATTTAGAAACAAATGGTCCTAAAGTATGGAGTATTGTAAAAAACATTTCTATGGCACTTTGGGGATTGATTAAAGGTATGGCACCCGTTGCAAGTGTGACGTTAAGTTTAACTGCTGGCATCACACAATGGCTTGCTAGTATGACGAATGCACATCCTTGGATAGGTAAGTTATTAGGTAGTACAGTCGCTTTAACAGGTGCATTAATGTTATTCCTTAAACCTATCTTTTTAGTTAAAGGTGCACTAACAGGTATGCGAGGGGCTTTATTAGCAGTTACAGGTGCAGAGACTTTACTTGGTAAACAAGGTGCATTTGCCACATTAGGTATGAAACGACAAGCTATTCAAGCAAAAATAAGTGCAGCAGCAACTAAAATATGGACTGGCGTTACTAAAGGCGCAGCTCTAGCCAATAAATTATTTGGATTATCGTTCAAAGCATTAGGTAGAGCTATATATTCTGTTCCGGTATTCGGTTGGGCTTTATTAGCAGTAACTGCTCTAACTGCAGGAATAATTTTATTATGGAAGAAAAATGAAGGTTTCCGTAATTTCGTTATCGGTGCATGGACAGCAATTAAAAATACGGCAATATCCGTTTTCGGTTTCTTAAGACCTTATATAGTTGGTATTTGGAACGGAATCAAAACAGCATCGTTAGTTGTATGGAATTTAATGAAAACCTCTGCAACCCTAACGTGGAACGCAATTAAATTCGCGATACAAAACCCAATTCAAGCCTTAAAAAACGCTCTTTCATTTATTTGGAATGGTATTAAAGCTGGTGCTTTATTTGCGTGGAATTCCATAAAAGTGGGCGTCATGGCGATAATTGGCGGTTGGTTAGCGTTAGTTCGTGCTAATTTCGCTATGTGGAGAACTATAATCACTGGTGTATGGAATGGAATTAAATACGTATCAATTACGATATGGAACGGTATTAAAAACGGTGTAATGGCAATTATTCGCGGTTGGATTGGACTAGTTAGAGCTAGCTTTAATGGTTTGCGTGGTTTCTTTAGCGCCATGTGGAACGGTATTAAAAACGTTTCTATAGCTATTTGGAATGGTATAAAAAATGGCGTGATTACTATTGTACGGGCTTTAGTAGGCAATGCTAAGCGAAATATATCCACTTTACGTAGCTTTATTTCTGGTGTATGGAACGCTATAAAAGGTATTTCGTTACGTGTTTGGAATGCAATAAAAAATGGTGTAGTTGGTGCAATTCGCGGATTGTCCAGCGGTGTACGTAAAATAATAGGAACATTACGAGGTTGGATAGTATCAGCGTGGAACTACATCAAAAACAAAGTCATTGCTTTAGCCAAAGCTTTAGGTGCAGGTGTAAAACGAGCTTTTAATAGTCTTTGGGGAGCGGTCAAAAAAATATTTGCTTCTATACGTAATTTTGCAGTCAAAACATGGACATATATTAAAAATAAAGTTATTTCACTTGCAAAGGGACTTTATAGTGGTGTAAAACGAGCTTTTACTGGCACTTGGAATTTTGTAAAGCGCGTATTTAATAATATAAAAAACTTTTCTGTAAAAGTATGGAATTATATTAAAAATAAAGTAGTTAGTTTAGCCAAAGGATTATATAACGGAGTCAAACGGAATTTTACAGTTACTTGGAACATTACTAAGTCAATATTTGGCAAATTACGTGGTTGGTTAACTAAAACTTGGAAGAATATTAAAAATTCTGTAGTAAGCCACGCAAAAGGTTTATGGAGTGGTGTTAAAGGAACTTGGAGTAGATTAAAGAGTGGTACAAGTTCAACATTTGGAAGAGTAAAAAGTGATACTATTTCTAAATGGAAAGGTATGAAATCTTCTGTAACTGGTTTAGCCAAAGGTTTATGGAGTAGCGTTCGTAATACCTTTAGAAACATGGCAAGCGGGCTTAAAACTTTAATCGGCAGAATTAAAAGTCACATTAGTAATATGGTTGGTGGCGTCAAAGGCGGTTTAAATAAATTAATTGGTGGTGTTAACTGGGTAGCAGGTAAGTTAGGCATGGATAAATTGCCAACTTTAAAACTACACACAGGTACAACACATACACAAAAATATGTAACAAATGGCAAAATAAATCAAGATACATTCGCTACAGTTGGAGATAAAGGACGAGGTAATGGTCCTGGTGGTTTCAGACATGAAATGATTCGTTATCCTAATGGTAGAACTGCGATAACTCCTAACCGTGATACTACTGCATTTTTACCTAAAGGAAGTCGAGTATATAACGGAGCTCAAACACATAGCATGTTAAATAATCACCCTGCATTCGCGACAGGTACTTTGCCAAAATTTGCTAGTGGTACTATGTTCAATCTTCTTGGTGGAGGTAAAAAGCCCAAAAAACATAAACATAAAGACGCTAATGATTCAGATGAATCATTAGGAAGTAAGTTAGGTAATATGTGGGGTGGTGTGAAAAACGCTACCAGTAAGGCAGTTTCTACAGGAGTAGGTTGGGCGAAAGCAGCAGGAAAAACTGCAAGCAAAGTTATTGGCGATGTGTTAGATTACATCGAAAAACCAAGTAAACTTGTTGAAAAAGTATTTGATATTTTCGGTGTTGGTGTGAAAACATTTGGTATTCCAAGCGGTGCAGAATTACCATTCAATATGATGAAAGGTATGTTTGGCAAGCTTAAAAAAGGAGCTATCGATAAGGTAAAAAACTGGTTAGAAGAATCTGGCGGTGGTGACGGTGGTTATATCAAGTATCTCGATAACATCACCACACCATATAGTCCGAATGGACCGCCTCCAGGTTATGCATTTAGTTGGCCTCATCCTGGTATCGATTTACCATACAAATATGAGCCTGTTTATTCAACTATTAGCGGTACAGCCAGAGGTAAAGAAATGCCTGGTGGTTTTGGACATTACATCGAGGTCATTGGTGGAGCTTTAAAAGTTATTTATGGTCATTTAAGTAAATGGAATATTAAACAAGGCCAAAAAGTTCATCCAGGTACTAAGTTAGGTGTGTCAGGTAATACTGGTGCTAGTACAGGACCACATTTACACTATGAAATGCATCGAAATGGCAAACCTATCGACCCTGTTAAATGGTTAAAATCACATAACGGTGGCGGGGGCAAATCTGGAGGTAGTCGTGCTGCAAGTGCATGGCGTCCAGAAGTAATTAAAGCTTTAAGGGCTAACCATTTACCGACATCAGGTGCTTATGTTAACGCTTGGATTAGACAAATTGATTCTGAATCAAGCGGTAATGCAGGCGCACATCAAGGTATTCATGACGTAAACAGTGGTGGTAATGAAGCACAAGGTTTAGTACAGGTTACACCTTCTACATTTAGAGCTTTTAAAATGGCTGGTCACGGTAATATTTTAAATGGATTAGATAACTTAATGGCAGGTATTCATTATGCTAAAAGTAGATATGGCAGTAGCATGTTAGGCGTTATCGGTCATGGTCATGGTTATGCAAAAGGTACAAACAATGCTCGTAAAGGTTTCGCTAACGTCTTTGAAGAAGGTGGCGAAATCATGCAAATGCGTGGAGGCGAGACAGTTATACCGAATGATGTATCTATTGAAGCGTTTAAACAAATTGCTAACAGTGATATATTTGCACGTACTCAATCGGCAGTTTATGAAGCTATCTCACGCTATGCAGACGAAATAAGACAAGATAAAGCGCAAAAGCAACAAGAACAATACCGTAAAGATATGGAATATCAAGCATTAAAAGAACAAAACAATAAATTAACATCTCTCGTAGATAAAATGGATACGATCATTTCATCCCTACTTAATATTGAAGATTCAAGCGAAAGAACTGCGAATAAAAAAACAGTTATAGATAAATTCAGTCATGAGAAAGAAGTAAACAGTATTGTGAACAAGCGAGAACGTAATAAAGTAAGAACTTCAAAATTCAAACCAAGATTAACATAGAGGAGGTGGTATTTTGAGCGACGCTTTAATTATTAATGATAAAAAACTAAATGATGTTTATATCGAAAGAGGGTTCAAAATACCCTCTTTTAATTTTGCATTAGAAACAGAAGAAGTTTCAGGTAGACCTGGTGCAATTTTAAAAGATAGAAAGATAGGAGCGTTAGAATTTGATTTACCTTTAATTATTAGAAATGATGTACATACTGAACAGGGTAAAGAAAAAACACATGATGACGTAATCAATGAATTAGTTAAAATATTTAATCACGATGAATCAGTGCGGTTAAGATTCGCTAGTCAAAATTGGTACTGGAATGCATATATAGCAGGGCCATTTGAATTTAATAAAGATGTTGGTATGCAAGCAGAATTAACATTAAAAGTACATGTGTTAGATCCCTACAAATACGCCGTTGAAGGTACAAAAAATACAGCTATATCAGACCAAGTCAGTTTGGTTAGTACAGGTACTGCAGATAGTCCAGTAATTATTCAAGCAACAGCATTACAAAATGCAAGCTATTATATGATTACTAAGAACGATGAAGATTACTTCATGATTGGCGACGATGACTTGGATAAACCAGTTGAAGATTACACTCCAATTCTTTGGAATAATGAAATGCGTGCTTTTACAGGTTGGGGAAAACAATCAGGAAGCACCATCAATGATAATTACACAGGCGGTACCAATGGTGGTAGTTTTGAAAAGAGTTCATCAAACGATGCATTTAAATTAAAACAAGATAGTATCACTTCGACAACAGGTTGGAATGGCGCAGAATATAAACACAGTTTTGGTAAATCAGCACAAGACTTTGCATCCACATTTAAAATACATGTTAATCAAAAAAATAAAGGCTCTACACATTGTGCCCAATATTTATATGATACAGATAATCGCCTAATTGCAAGTATCGGTTATAGAAATGCTAGAGCAAGCCAAGCAATTGGAAGTATTGTAATTACACTATTTGACCAGTTAGGTCAACAAAAGAAAATATATGAATATACAAATCTGCCTATGTTTTATAAATGGGAAGATATTGTTTTATATATGCGTTTAGAACGTGTAGGTACTACATTTAAAATCAAAACTTGGAAGTATAAAGAGCTCGATTATCCTAAACGTGTGATTCCAGTCGATGTAAACGAAAAACAATGGGAAGATAGTGGTAAATTTTATCAACGTCCTATCGCAGCAGTAAGTGTTTATATTGCAAAGAATGGTAGTTATAATCACATGCCTACGTACGTTTTAGGTAGTTATACTCATGAGAAGTTACCTAAACCACCTAAAGCACGTGACATGATAATCAAAAAAGGTGATGTGATTAACATTAATACACAAGATAAAACTGTGACGATTAATGAAGATCCGTCACTTGATTTAAAAACATTTGGTAGCGATTTCTTTAATATCAATAGCGGTTATAACGAATGTATCATCTATCCAGAAAAGACTTTTGATACTACCGTTTATTGGCAAGATAGATATTTATAAGGAGGTGACGAATTGAAACATACAGGCATTCATATTTTAGATTTTAATGACAAAATTATTGATTATATTAGTCGTGATGACGGCGCATTATTAAATGCAGTGATGAGTACCAACGCCGAAGAAAAATCAGAAACATTCGATTTCACAATGTTAAATGATCGAGCTGAACATTTGCGTGAACGTAATCGTATTATTGCACAAGATAATAATGGTGTTTATCGTGAGTTCATTATTTCTCATGTGGTAGATAACTTTGATGGTACAACTGATGTAGAAAGTAATGCTTCATATTTAGAAGATATCGATAAATCACGTCCAATTAAACCCGGGAAATATAGTTCGTATAGCACTTCTCAAGCCTTGAATGAGACGCTACGTAATACTGGTTGGGAAATGTCAGATGACACTGAACATGGTGGTATGAGAACAACATCATGGACATCTTATTCAACACCATATGAAGTTATCAACATGTTATGCACAACATACGGTATGGTGGCAGAATACTATATAGAACTTGGTTCTCATACGGTAGAACATAGATATGTAACGTTAAAGAAACCAGTTAGTCTATTTAAAGGTAAAGAAATTACTAAAGGTAAAGATTTAACAGGAATGACACGTACCGTTGATATGTCAGAAGTACGGACTGCATTATATGCGATTGGTCCTGAAAACGACACTGGACAACGATTAGAAAAAATAGTTACAGATGATGACGCTCAGGCACAGTTTGGATTGCCTGGGCGTTACTTATGGAGTGTGTATGAACCAGAATCAGACGATAGCAATATGACTGATGAGCGTTTAACCACGCTTGCTAAAACTGAACTTAACAAGCGTAATAAATCGGCAATCAGTTATGAAATCACTTCTACAGATATTCATAGACACTATCCAGAAATGGTTGTATCCCTCCACGACACAGTACGTATTAAAGATAGAGATTTCAGACCACCGCTTTATATAGAAGCAGAAGTCATCGGCGTTGATTACAACTTACTCACTGATGAAAGTAACTATAAATTCGGCAACGTAGTTGAATATGAAGAAAATAACTTAAGAGATATATTCAATAAAAAACTTGCCGATATAAGTAAGAAATTGAATGATAATGTGAGTAATGTTAATACGATTGTTAAAGATGCAGTAGCAGGCCAATTAGAATACTTTGAACGTAAGATATTTAAACAAGATACGCCACCGGAAAATCCGGTTAAAGATATGCTTTGGTACGATACGAGCAATCCAAATGTTGCAGTATTAAGACGATATTGGAACGGTGAATGGTTAAATGAAACTGTAGATGATGTTGAGAAAATTGGTGGTGTAACTAGGGAAAAAGCACTATACGATAGCATAAAAAATGCTTTTGAAAATCTATCAATCCAACATGCCAAATTAATGGATGAAACTTATGCGGTATTAAATAACGAATATCTCATTGATACAGATTTAAAAACAAAATTACAAACTGAATTAAATAATGTTGATGGTATCTATCAAAAAATCAATAGTGATTTAGGTTCTATCACAAGTGATACTGCCACTATAGGTACATTAATAGATATTCAAAGTCAATTTAGTTCTTATCGACAAAAGTTACAAAACTTGTATAAAGCTATGCGTAACGCTCAAATATCTGCAGATAAACGTTTGAAATTACTTCAATCACAATACACTGATGAGAAATTTAATGACGCATTGAATAAGGTAGCTAGTAAGTTTGGTCTAACTGTTGATAGTAATAACAATATGGTTGGCACACCGAATGTGATTGAAAAGGCAATACAAGCCTCACGAGAAGATACTGCCGAGCAATTAAAAAGTTATGTAAAGAGTATGGATTATCAAACTGATAAGAACGGCATTGTCGAACGTTTAGATAGCGCAGATAGTGAACGTAAACAGTTAAATAATTTAATTAGCGATAAAGTGAGCTTGAGTGAGTACAAGAATATGGCTATTGGTACAAGAAATTTAATTGCTAATAGTGATTTTTTAGCGGGATTAACATATTGGCGAAATGTTGGAGCTACTACACCCGCAAATTCTTATGATACAACTCTTACAGATATGCCAAATGGTTTTACTAGTGTGGCAGTGTATGAAAGTAACGACGCTTCAAAAGAAAAAGGGATAGCTCAAGACAACTTATCTCTTGAGATCGGTAAAGAGTATGTATTGAGTGCTTGGGTTAAAATTTTAAATGGCGCACCGACATTCAGGTTGCAAGCAGGTAAAACGAAATGGATTAATCAAAATTTTGAAGGCAATAACACATGGCAAAGATACGAGTTTGTATTTACTGCTTATGAATCGCCAATGAACATCTATATTTTAAAACCTAATAACATAGTAGACTCTAAAGTTGCTATTACCGGAGTTCAACTCGTTCAGGGTAATAAAAATACGGATTGGAAAGCTTCAGATAAAGACACCGACACAAAACTAACCAACATGACGACCTCTATTACACAAAATGGTCAAGATATTCAACAAAGAGCGACTAAAGAAGAATTTAATGCTAGTAAGAAAACGTTAAGCAAAACAATTAGTGATTTCACAAACAACGTCGCAACAGGTATGACCTTTACTTACGACAAAGACGGTGCCATTCAGAACATGAATATCGGTCAAGATGGCATTAAATTGAAAGGCGATAAAGTCGATATCACAGTGAATAAAGACTTTAATGTGACAACACAGAAGTTAGACAACAAAGTTGGTAAAGATGAAATTGTAAATAGACTTAACCTTTCAAATGAGGGTTTAAATATAGATGTAAACAAATTAGGTATTCGTGGTGGAGATGATAAGACCTATCTTACTATCCAAAATAAACGTATTTTATCTAAAGGTTATTTCACTAGAACTTGGGCGAACGTAACAGACACATCAAATTTAACGGTTGGTATTAGAGATGGTTATATTATGGCTTCAAATGAAGATACAGGATATAACTTATATATGACAGAAAAAGGTTTGTCCACAATGATGAGTGGTGCAGGAGATGAAACTGCAGGAACGTTAGAGTTTCATTCAACTAAGTATAATGATCGTTCGAGAGGTGTTAGATTACATTCGACTTATGGAGCTGTAGCATTAGAGAGTGATTATAGTAGAATAATTCTTAACTCTAACCTAACTGTCAATATTGAAAGTAATTCCGGTTCTGTTTATGTTAGACCGATGAAAGATAACAGAACAGGTACCAATGAGTTTAGATTTTGGGTTAAAAATAATGATACAGGAGCCGATACCGATGGTGTTTTATCCTATGGTTTGATCACTGGTACGAATAATAGTCCTTATGACTTTGGTTCGGGTATCAGATTTGATAAATCGCCAAAAACGAATTATGTATACGCAACTGATAAAGATGGAAATATTGGCTCAGGAGACTTCTATGCTAGAGCTTTATTAGGTGATTGGTTTGCTAAAAGTTCAAACTTATATGCTTGTGTCGATGACAAGTTAAGAATAACTAATAAATTAAGTTACAATAACGGAAATCCTAATTATAGAGATTTACAATGTAGAGATATCCAATCTAATTCAATAAGACTTAATGATACGAATGGTAAAGACTTTTATATTGGGGTGTCATCAAACGAATTACGTGTAACGAACAATTTATTTTGGAATGGTGGAGACACTGGGTATAAACCGGTTAGAGCAAGTGACTTTATTAAAGCCTCAAGTGAGAAGTATAAAAAAGAAATTCAAGAATGGAATTATGACGCATTATCAGTGTTGAGCAACGAACTAAAACTCTATAGTTATAAGTATAAAGATGATGAAAAAGAAGTAATTCATCATGGCCCTGTTATTGGAGATAACTATGATACCCCAGTCGAATTTATACTACAAGATGGCGTTAACACTAACGAAATGTTGTCATGGTCTTTAAGAGCGATACAACAATTAAACAAAAAAGTTGAGAAACTGGAGGAACAAATCAATGAAAGATAACAATAACAATCAATTACAAGCTAATCCACAACTAACAATAGACTTTCTAACACAGGAAGCGGCAAGACTAATGCAAGAAAACGCAATGTTAAAAGCAATCATTCAAGAACAAAATGAAAGTGCGGAGGAAGAGTAATCCTTAGCACTATTTTTATACAAAATTTTAGGAGGTCATTAAAATGGCGAATGAAGTAGTAAATAAAAAAGAAAATTATATTTTAGTACAGGTAGATGAAAAAGGTGTAGAAACTGCGTTAAGTATTGATTATCGTGGACAATTCTTCCCAAGTGTTAATACATCATCTGCTTATAAGGTTGTAGAAAAGGATAAAGAAGATAAGTTAGCTTCAAGATTAAATGCATTGAATGAATTAAATCATGAATTTGGTATAGTTCAAGAATTAATGACAATTAAAGTAGCTAAAGAAATTATAGATATTAATTATACAGAGGAACCACAAGTTTAATGCTTGTGGTTTTATTTTTGTAAACAGAGAGGTGCTAAATTGAAAAAGACTTATTTTGATTATATCCATAAAGTTATTTTATACATGGGGTTTGGACTACTTATGTTCGAAAGAGGTTTCTTTTGGGCAAAAGAACAAGAAGATATATTAGACGATTCAAAGTTCTATGTAGCACTTCATAACATCATGCCTATTTGGGTATGGGGAATTCTTGGTATGGTATTTAGTTTAATGTTGATCATCGCTCCTTTTTTCTTACCTAAAAGAGAAATGAATAATACTTTTAATTATTTAATTATGTTGGGTGGTGCAGGTAATGGTTTGTTCTACTTCTTAATGACATCGGCAAGTATATTTCATGCTATTAATTGGCTTACACCATTGCAATTTTCCACACTTGCAGTGCTAAATTTTATAATTTGTGTGCTTGGAGTGATAGGCATTGTCCGAAAACGATGAAAAATATGTATTGCGACACGAATGGGAACGTAACACAGGTAAGATATATGAAAGAATCAACGAGAACGATAGAAAACACACAGAGGCAATTAGTAGTTTGAATAACAAAGTGGATAAACAAACGGTAATTCAAGAACAAACCTATGAATCACAAAAGAAACAAGAAAGTCATTTAGAAAAGATTAGTGATAAAATGACAGATTTTGTATCAGAAGTTAACGACTTGAGGTATGAAGTTAAAGGTCACGACGAACAAATAAAAAGTTTCAGTCAAATATTAACTAAAAAACAAACATTCAATGTAGGTATAGCTACTGCAATTGTAACAGGTATATTTGGTTTATTATCTGCAGCAATTGGACTAGCACCTATATTATTTAAGTAAAGTCGGCGCTATGCGTCGGCTTTTTATTTTTAAGGAGTTGAAGTAATGGAAAATGTATTAAATTTAAATGATTCAAATGATGGTAACCGTATTAAACAAGGTGACCTATCACACATGAGATACATCTTAACTGATTCTAACAATGATGATTTAAAGCTTAACGATAAACCTGCAAAAGTTTACTTAACTGATTCGACAGGTGTCAAATATATCTACGATACGACAGTTAAGCAATCAGACAATGCTTATGTGTGCGATGTAGTGATTAATCAAATCATACCTGCAGGCACATATACATTAGAAATATGGGTCGATAATCGCTATGTATTCCCGTCTGATACTAAAACAAAAATACAAGTGACTGAGAGTGTCATTGGTCGTCAGATAGTTAATGTAGAAACACATAACTTATGGGACGAGATTTTAGAATACGGAGTTAAGAATGGCATG